AGTTTATCGAGATAAAATAAAAAATCATATAATTTACGATAAATTGAGGGTTGATACAGTTTATATGAATAGAGCTGAAGATGTTTGCATCGTTAAATTACCAAAAAATATTCCGACGGTTTTTAGAAAATTGGCTGCTTTTGGCGTTGAGCCAACTGGAAAATTATCTTTAATAACACCATTTGGTAGTTATAATAGTTGTCAAGTTTCCAATATTTCCTCACATAAACCAATTGTTTATGAAATTCCTTTGTTAAACAATTATAGGGTTATTGTTAAGGGTGAAAATTTTTCTTATAATATACATGGTGATGGCTTGTGTGGAGCTGTAATAAGTAATAATTATGGTATTCTGGGTATGCATGTAGCTGGAAATGATAAGCTGGGAATGGGCTTGGCAATAAAATGGAGTGTTGATACTAGGAAATATATTAACGATATTTTCCAATCGGATGCAGAGGTGTTGCCATTTACAATGAGTGGTAAGGAAATTGAGAATATGTCAGTTTTGAAGATTGATGAGTCTTTGAATGTATCCGTTGGTAGTAAGTCTAATTTGGCTACGACTCCACTGTATGGTTTGTATCCAGTTACAAGATTTCCGGCAAATTTAACTAAATTCGGTAAATGTACTGTGAAAGATGTAGCAAAGAAGTCGTTTCAACATACAGTGAATGTTTCTAATACTGATATAGAATTCGGTAAGAGAGTTGTACGAAGATTTCTCGAACATAGTGTTTATAGAACTCTAAATGAAGAAGAAATCGTTGGTGGTACAACAATGTTGGCCGGATTAAATAAGGATTCTAGTAACGGATTTGGCTGTAAACGAGAAAAATCCGTGTATATAGACTTTGAATTAAAGAAATTCACGAATGTATTGCGTGAAGAGTTAAATGTTTTTGAGGAAGATTTTAAGATTGGGAAAATTGATTGGAAAAAATTAGTTTGGTGTGAAGCATTGAAAGACGAGTTGCGAAATGAAGAAAAAGAGGGAGTACCTCGAAGTTTTCGAGTTGGCACAATTCATCATCAAGTTTTAATGAAAAAATATTTTGGTTGGTTGGTTGAACATTTGATGGAAAACAGACGATATAATAATATTTGTGTTGGTATAAATCCCGTGAGTGAGTGGCCCATCATGTATGATGAATTGCGATCCTGTGAGGGAGTTTTTGCTGGTGATATTGCTAAATGGGATGGTTCTATGAACAATTTAGTTCAAGATGCCATAAAAGAAGTTATACTCGAATATATTCCTCCGGAAGATGTAGAAATGGTTGAGTTGTTGTTAGATAA